TTGTCTCTACATATATATAACGCCATAGCTCTGTATTGCGTTGACACATTTTTAAATAGTTTTACCAAATGTGTCTAATATTTCCTTGTAATAATTAACATACTTTTTGGCAGTTTCCACGCCATAATGGTAATGATCTCTTCCAAAATCCAATTGCTCGTTATCATAGATAACATTCAAGAAATTTTCTTTTTTCAACCTTGACATCGCAAATTCTCCCTGTGGTTCGAAGTGCGGAATCATGCTGTGTATATTACGTTCGTCATTGGTTGATTTAATATTTTGAACTAGGTTTTCTATATCGTCTTCGGGACTTGAATTAAGAAATTGTACTTGAGCTAGATTAGATAGTTCTCTTCGATGTATATACGACCATTGATGTATTATAGCAAAAGGATTTATTTGTGCTTTGATGATTTTAGAAATTCTTGCAATGTAATCATTGCTGGCGCCATTGCGAGAAATATTAATTACATTCTGCGGTATCATCTTTGATAATAATGCAGGCCAAGTTTGACTGTATGGTATGCCTATGCCTAACGTAAAACTATCACCAATACACCAAACTGCATTTTTTAGGTCTTCGGGCCATTCTCGATCTCTAAATCCTCTAGAGTTAAACTCATAACTCACTGGATAAGGAAATTTGTTAAACCAATCTTTGTCTTTGCAGTTTTGTAAAGTATCTATACCAAACCCTGCAGATTTAAAATCTTTATACGAAAGGACACTGACTTCAGGTAATATCATTTTTTATTTTCTAGATATACATTATCAACTAATTTTAGTTGATCACCTAATTCTCTACTAGTTATGTGGGTTAGCAAAGCCCTTCTAACTAAGTCAGTATTGTTTGGCATTGTACTATGCAATACTCGCGGATTGTATATTAATGCATCTCCTGGCTTCATTTCTGGCTGTATAACATGCTGAAGAAATTCTTCTGTGTACACTCCTCGATAGCTATCCTGTACTACCCAATTTCTCAAATGACTTCCTGGATATATGCCAGTGCCGCCGTTTTGTTTATTAAATTCGCATAAAGGTACTATGCATTGAACACCTAGTAGTTCAAAAGTTTCGTGCCATGGATCAAAGCGATATGGAGTATCTATATGCGGTTTAACAAATTGATTACCTGGTTCATTTGTAATTACATCACTGACGTATATTATACTGTCGTCAAACCAATCTTTAGTAATATCTAACAAACGTTGATTAATAGACTTAACACATTCCCAACTTATAACTTGCTGGCTCCACCATATTGCTAATTTGCCTGCTTGATCTATTTTATTCTTTGGAAAGTACTTAGCAGTATAATCATGCCCACGCTGTGGTTCTAAGTACCGTTGCAAAAAGTTAAGGGCTTCAATATCTTCGCGATCAATTACACTGCGAACAATACAATATCCCTGTTCTTTAATTGTGTTTAAAACTTGTTGGCCCATAAATTTATATCACCTTGGTATAATGTAAACTCAAAGGCATCCATTTCAGAGAACAAAACTAATTGACGCTTACTTAGATAATACGGCCAGTCCATGCGTTCATCTAATAATAATAAAGTTTTGTTTAAAACTCTGTAGTCTTGTTTAAATTTAATTGGATATACCTTCCAAAGACGTTTGGCTAGTTCATAGCCCCCACTGGTAAATCTAGTGCCTTTGGTATTTTTGAATATTTGAAAAAACTCTAAGTCCTGACCCACTGACTTTTTAAGTTGTTCGAAAATCACATCACTTATCTGCTTTTTTGATAAGGTCTGATTCATTGATTAGAGAACCTTCTTTTAATTCTACTACTGTGAAATCTGAACACTTAAACAACTTGTTCATTTTTTCCATCAAGTTGAAAGCATGACCCGGGTTTGAAAAGCTGACCTTTTTATATTTAGGTCCTGGGTAATCTTGTAAACTGTTTAAGAACGTGCGTAAGTTAAAAGGGCGACCTTGATAAAACACTGCATAGATGGCTTCAGCTTCTAATACTTCTTCGCTTTTATAAGTGCCCGGGTCAACGTGCGTTAATAATATAGTTGGTTTTGGTCTAGCCATCTGCTGTTCTCCTACATTTATTTATCAGAGAACGCATTATATACTATTTTAACTGTCGTCTTCGTCTAAAATTGCGTCTTTTTTCTTTCCTAAAACAACTTTTAGATCCATTTTAGTTTTAAACGGACCCACATAAACATTAGTCTTAACTGTAGTTAATCTAGGGCACAAACTAGCACACCAGCCATTTTTAAACTTTAAACCATACCATCCAGCAACGTGGGTACTTTTACTTGTGGCTTTTTTAGTAAACGTAGGAAATCCGTCGATTTCTTTTACGTTAAAAACTTCTTCTTGATCAGTAGGATAGCCCATAACCTCAAGATGACCGCCATGAGTCAAGTCACGAACAACGAACTCAATGCCCATAGTCTTAAGTTCTTCTTCGTCATGGGCAACTAGATCCTTACGTTTAAGATTAATCGTATAGTTATTGTCCTTAAAGTTCATCATACCAACCCGTTTGGCATTTTCTTCAAGAATCCAAAACTTATCTTTAATTACACTTTTAGCTAAAATCATTTGTATGTTGCTCCTAGGTACTCTCCGTGGTCTGTCATCTTATCTGCGATAGTGACTAGATTCCACTTACTACAAAACTTAACAAAGTGCAAGCCCACTGACTGTACTCTTTGTTTATTAACGGCTTCTCTAATAGTTGTATCTAATGCTAGTTTAATATCTTCTGGCTGTTCTGTCAAGTCAATTAGAGTTTTATTGTGCAAATATCTATCACGAACTCTATGCTCGACGCCTTCGTGGTCAACCCAACGCTGAAGCATCATATTGTTCCAATTGAACCCTTTGGTTTCTCTATCAGCAAAGGCTTCGCGCAGACCAACTTTGTTCTTAGTGCCTTTTTCACGCACACCCGGGAAGGCTGAAAAGACATTGTCGCTACTGTCGCCGCGCATACATTTTTCAAACAATAACCATTCAGGATCAGGAGGAGCCAAATCTTCTTTGGTTTTCTTGTCTTTAACCCTGCGACCTTTATCGTCAAAAATGCCTTCAATGGTAATTAGTTGTTTAGTAATACCGTTATATTGTCGAACATTCTTAGCCAGCAATTGATAGAAATCGCTGTCACTACTGACAATAACATGATCGTCATTGGGATGGTTTTGAATAAAACGAGCAATAAAATCATCTGCTTCACAGCGTTCGTGCCGAAGAACTGTGCAGTTAGATTTGTTTGTTAGATATTCTTTGAGCTCATCAAAGGCTTCCCAAAAGATTTTATCTTCTTCAGCTTCTTTAGGACTCAGTGCCATACGAGCCGCGGTGCGGTTAGCTTTGTAAGTAGTGTCAAAGTCTTTGCGCCACGAACGACCTTCGAGACAGAATACAACGTGACTGCCTTTAAAGTCTCGCCATACTTTGTTAATGCTGTTGAACATAATGTGGTAAGCCATACCAACTTTAGTTTCAGCATCTTCTCCGCGAACAACGTGACGAGCACGAAAGAACATGTTAGCGGAATCTACTAGAATGTATTGTTTACCCATTTAAATAATCTTGTATAAGTTGTTGGTCAATCTTTTCTTTAAAGTGTACGTTGAACTCTTGTAGCAAGCCCATAAACTCAGCGTACTCTTTAACAGTCATTAGCATTTCATTTATCAAGTCTTCATTGTCTGTGCGTTTGAGCACAAGCAATATATGTGTATCGCCTACCCATTTAACTTCAAAATTCCAATTTAATTTTGTTGACATTTTATATTATACACGATTATCAATTAAAGTCAAGATTTTTTCCGCTTTTTTGGTAACTTATCAGCATCAGCAACAAATTTGGCTTCTTCTTCCATTTGTCCGCCGATATTCTTACATAAATCGGTAAACCATTTATCTACTACATCTTCATCTGTAGCACCTTCGTAACCATGTTTGCGTAAGAACTCAATAAATGGCTTGTTCCATTCTAGTTCCATAAAGCCTTGATTCGGATTCTCTCCATCAAAGTTAGTATTGACTACATTAACCCACGGTTCTTTACCTTCTTTGCCCGCAGGCTCTTTTTTACCAAAAATGTTTTTTAATTTATCAAACATAGTATTCCTTAAAATAAGTCAATTTTTTCCCAAGGCAAATCTTTCTTACCAAAGTGTCCATAGTTAGTTGTTTTACTGTAGATTGGCTTGAACATGTCAAAACGTTCAATGATTCCTTTTGGAGTTAGGTCTACTACTCGTGGAATAAGCATAGTCAAGTCTCTGGCCAATGCTCTGTCTTCGCATTCTACATAGAAACTCATGGGTTGTGCCATTCCAATGGCATAACTGATCTGGCATGTAGCCCAGTTTGCACGACCACTCGCGACGATGTTCTTGGCAATGTAGCGCATCATGTATGCGGCACTACGATCTACCTTAGTAGGGTCTTTACCACTAAAAGCGCCGCCACCATGAGGACTATAGCCCCCATAGGTATCGACGATGATTTTTCGTCCTGTGAGACCTGTGTCACCATCAGGGCCACCAATAACAAATCGACCAGTAGGGTTAATAAAGAACTCAGTATTGTCATCTATGTATTTACTTGGCAATACACTACGAATAAATGCTGTTACAATTTTACGCACAGTTTCGATGTCTGTGTTTTCACTATGCTGTGTACTACATACCACTTTAGCAACACGTTTTGGAGTACCGTCATCGTTATACTCAAATGTTACTTGACTCTTAGCATCTGGTCCTAGGAATTCAATAGTACCATTTTTTCTAGCGTGTGCAAGTTCTTCAACAATACGATGACTCCAATAGATTGCACTGGGCATATAAGTATCTGTTTCATTACATGCATAACCAAACATCAAACCTTGATCACCGGCGCCAAAGTTATCTGTGCCTAATGCAATATCAGCACTTTGACCATGTAATAAGTTTGTAATATTAACAGTTCTCCAATCAAAGCCTGCTTGTTCGTAGCCTACGTCTTTAATAACTGTTCTAACAGTATCTTCTACTTCTTTAATGTTAAGAACCCCTTTAAATTCACCTGCTAATATAACTTGATTAGTTGTCACTAATGTTTCGCAGGCACACCGAAGACTTGGGTCTTCTTTGGCCATGACTAAATCTAGAACTGCATCGCTGATAGCATCTGCTACCTTATCTGGGTGTCCTTCTGAAACACTTTCACTTGTAAATAGATAACTCATTTCTTTCCTTCTAATTCTTTTACTACTCGATTAATAGTACTAGCGACATTCAATGCCGCTTGTTTCTTTAAGATCAATGAATGATGATCTTCTCTATAACCTTTAATTAAGATATCCCAAGCGGCTTTGATACGACTAAATCCTGGCTTCCAAAACGGTGTAGTAGTATTAACGTAGAATATCATTTCAACGTCTTTAGTGTCATCGTCTCCGTTAAGTTCAATCCACATATGAACTTGATGATCACCATCATGACAGTCACAGGCAATAGTATATGCTTTAGCGTCTCTAAAGTCTGCATCTAACATTATACCTTGAGCAGGTGTTTGTGCTTTCATAGTTTGCCCCATTTAATTTTTAACCAAATACGTTCGTGTATATAATAGTCAATGCTTAACAGAATGTGCAGTGCTGTTGCAAATCCAGTGGCATTTCCTAGATCTCCTGTAAACAAGTAAGTCCAAAAGATAGTAAACAACCAAGCAGTAAGACGATAAGTAATCATCCTGACTACTGTTCTAGTTTTAGTTTCTGTCATTTACCCCACCCATTACTCCAAATGTCTACGTGTAACCTGGGGCTATATCTATAGCCCTTCTCTAATGCAATATCAGCAATATGTTTGCTGTTAGCAAAGTAAGCCGCATCTGTTCCTCCTACAGGCATAACAAACACAGGACCTTTAAAGCCAGCTTCTCTATACTCTGCTGTAGCGGCGTCTACTTCTTTAAAGTCTTCTAACTTATCTACAACAAACTTCAAATATGTAAAGCCACGAGTCTGATATTCTACAACTACTTCAGGACAAATAGCATCACTCCACTTCTCTCCGCTGGCGCTTAACTTAGGGCTTACGCTAAATGTAATTTGATCTTTACGCAAATGATAGTCATTCATTAGAAAACGTTTAAAGTCTTCGTGTAAGTGTTGAGTACCATTAGTTTCAAATGTAAGATTTTCTAAGTCACGCATTTTGTTTTCACTAAGTAAGTCAGGATAAAGTTGTTGCCAACCTAGCAAAGGTTCACCGCCAGTAATAACTAAATGTACGTCATTACCATTGTCTTGCTTCCACTTATGATTGGGAGTTAGCTTTAACATTTCTGCAATAGCTTCATCAATACTGTAGTAAGGACTTAGATGTTTAAATGCAGGATGCCACGAAGCATAACTGTCGCAGCCTGTTTGTGCTAGTGGCAAGTCCATAAAGGATTTATACAAGTGAACCTTAGCACCGATATCATCGGGCTCTGTAGTCTTTTGACCAGCAGGCAAGCCAAAGCCAGGACACTTGAAGTTACAACCGAATGTACGAAAGAATACACTAGGTACACCGATAAAGCGACCTTCGCCTTGTGCGCTATAAAAGATTTCACTTACTTTGATTTTATCCATGTTTTATTCCTGCATTAGAGTTTTTTAGTCTATCACTGTATTTTAACTTCAAAAGGCACTCTAAGTCAATGTCAATTTCGCCTTCTATAGCATACCATTCATGCTCTTCTGGTTTCGTCCATGTATCATAGAGACTACGAACTTGGCAATTTGGAAAGTTATCGCCTAACCAGTATTCTAATTGTTTAAATTCCCAAAAGTTTAAAAATAATCTCAACTGAGATTTCATATTATTTTTTACTTTTCTTTGCCGCTGTAATCATTGCGGCTTCTTTCTTTTTCCTAGTAGAAACTTTTGCTTTTACATTTGGTTTCATTGTTTCTAAATCAGTATTAGCAGGAATATTGCTTTCTGCTTTTAAGCAGGCTGCTCGAACTTCATTAACCAATGCGTCCCAATCCCAAATAAGTTCAGTCTTACCATCTTCAAACGTTTTAACAGTTAAGTGAGTACCTTGAACAATCTTGGGCCAAGCGCCACTGTCTCTGTTTGCAGGTTCTTTAATCTTTGTAGTCTTTTTAGCAGGTTTCTTTTCTTTAACTTCTGCTTTAGGTTTCTTTGTTGCCATTGTCTTTTCCTTTAAGTTCGTTGATAAGCCAAGTATGGGCTATATCTTGTATATACGGATATTTAGACACTAATTCCTGATCTTTGCTCATATCCATAATTAACTGCTTCATAGTTTGAATAACAGTTACCCAATCTTCTGCTGAAATGGTTCCGGCTTTCGTAGTAATATCGCCGTTGTGCTTAAAAGTAATAATTGGTTCTTCGCCGCCAATTTGTATAGCACTGCTGGTATTGTATAACGTGCCTTGTGCCATCCAACTGCTTCCGTTCATACCGTTGGCAGTTAATATTTGGCCGCTAGTTCCTTGAGCACCTACATATGGAGGAAGATTATGTGTAGGTAAATTAGATGTAGCCATTATGCTCGACTACTCTCCAAAGACTTATACCCTGCTTAACAGTAGCATCAGCAGGATACTTATTATCTCCTTTTTCAATATAAGAGATTCTAACTTCAACGTTCATGTCTTGTAGTTCACTCATAAGAACATTGGTTCTATCTACAAGACTTTTTAATTCATCAACTTTAGATACTATTACTGGATCTTTCATCTTGGGGCAAAGTCCTGTTGTAGTTTAATATTGTCAAAGAATTCTTTCTTTGTGCCTTGATCTTCTTTAAACGCACCTTTAAGAACTGTAGTCTGCGTTAGACTAGAGTGCGCCATAATGCCGCGATTCTCACAGCAACCATGCACAGCCTGTACATATACACCTACGTCTGTTGCTTCAGTGGCTTTCATAATTTCTCTAGCAATATCGTTGGCTAGTTCTTCTTGAAGTGTACCACGACGAGCACACCACTGTGCTATTCGAGTATATTTAGACAAGCCAATAAGTTTATTAGCGGCAATGATACCGATGTAGGCAACCCCAGATACAGGCTGGTGATGATGAGAACACATGGAACGTAACTCACTGCGAACCACGAGCATACCTTCGTAGCGATCTTGACTGTCATTTGGAAACGCTGTTGCATCTGGTGCTGGGTCATATCTTCCACTCATAATTTCATTAAAGTACATTTTAGCAAGACGTCTTGCTGTGCCTTTACTGTTAGGATCTGTTTCTCTGTCAATTAGCAAACGATCTAATACTTGTTCAAATGCAGGAGTTGCTTCATCAATTAGTCGTTCTATGTCTCCTTCGTTGAGATAGTCGCTAATGTTGTCTCCGGCCCAGAATCTTTTGCCGTCTCTACGCATTTTAAATCGAAGATGATCTCCTAGGTACGCTTCTTCATATCCACCGTCTCCGGCCATTGCATCTAATGCTGTTTCTTTTTTATCTGTCATTTAATTTTCCTATGTTAAGGCAGAGGTTATTGCCATATGTATTAAGTATACACTATTATTTAGGTTCAGTCAAGCGTAAAACAAAATTAGTTTTAACTGCCGTATCCAAAACACTAAGTTGAGCACTTGCTTCTTCGGCGCATTTAAGTAATGCACTTGTGTCTTTTGGAAAGCACATGCCTCCAAATCCGTATTCGCCATCGGGTCCTGGTACCTGCATATGGCTATGTCCGATTCGTTTATCTAAAGTAACTGCTCGTTGTATAGTTTCCCAGTTGCAGTCTAATTTATTTGCCAGTGATGCTAATTCATTCATAAACACTACTTTGGTAGCCAAGAAAGAATTAATGCTGTATTTGGTTAAAGCCGCTTCTTGAATACTACAGTGCAAAACATCATTAAGTCCAGACTGTGTTATTCTAATAATGCGTTCAGCTTCGTTTCTATATGCTGTTACGGCTCCACCGATGATAGAAAATCTACCATTCATATAATCGTGTACTGCATTGGCTGCTGTTAGAAACTCAGGTGCATGTACTAAATTAGGATATAAATCATTAAGCCATTTATAAACAGTAGGTGGCGCAGTTACTTTGCTAATAATAACGCCCTTAAAGTTTACACGACTAAGGTTAGATAATACACTTTCTAATATACTTGTATCTGCTGTACCGTCTGTGCGTTGAGGACTAGGAACACAGACAAAAGCGGCATCGTAGTCGGCAATATCTGTATAAGGAGTATTAAGTCCTTTTCCCGGATCAATTAAACTGATGGTTTCGTCATTCATCCAGCCGTCTAAAGATTTATGTATAGCATTGCCTACGAATCCTAGTCCAATAATTGCTATTTTTGTTGTCATTTTAATTCTTTAACCATTTCTGCATGTGCCACACGCTTACGCAAATTACTAGAACTAAAGCTATGATCTCGTCGGTTGAATACTAATTCAATTCCTCTGTCGAAACAAATATCTCTGCCAGTAAAATCTTTTTGTTCATATTCGACACCGAGAATACGAACATCGATTGGCAATGTAAGTAAAATATCTTCTAAGTCTTTTTCAGTTTGATATACTACAGTTTCATCAACATATCGAACTGCTGATACTTGAATCTGTCGTTCGACAATACTTTGAATAGGATGATTCTTGCTGTCAGGTCTATCAATAGTCGGATCGGTTTGAATACCGCAGATCAAGTAATCGCAGTGATTCTTTGCTTCTGCTAACATGGCAATATGCCCAGCGTGAAGTAAATCGAAGGTACTAAAGGTAATCCCTATCTTTAGCCCTTTAGCTTTTAAGTCTTTAACTTTGTTGAATATCATTTAAATTTTTTAATTCGAAAAACACAGGAAAGTGACAAATACGTTTGTTATTGTTAAATTGAACATTTTCTGTAACCAGTGATAGTTTATTAGTATCTGCTATAACCCAAGACAATACAAGATTTGATGTTTCATTAATGAAGTTATGTTTTCTATTTATAACTTCATATTTTTTATTTAACAGCGATTTTGTATTTTTTGACAGAAAATCAAAATGTGTATCTCCAATTGCAAGATCAAAATTATTCGACCATACTGCATTTAAATAAGGCAGTATAGAAGTAGAAGGCAAATAAGGTCCTAGGAAATTTACAATAGTTATATTATTGTATTTTATTTCCTGATACGCATTGCATTGATTTTTATCATTAGATTGTATATCAACACTTACTCTATGCTCTAGTACATCTATTTTGTTTTTGTACAATACACATAAACCTATATCGAGAATTTCATTACTAGCAGAAGTCCATACTTTTTTAAAATCAAACAAACGTTCAAGTTCTGTTGCTAATTTAATATGGCATCTTTGCAAAAAAATTAAATCGAGGTTAGACAAGTCAAAATTAAATAACTCGCTATCATTATATAGCTTACATTGACTATTGTAAGTTACAAACTTCATGGTCCTATTTGCACTTGTTCTGCTTCAGATTCTTGTTCAGGGCCAGCCTTAACAAGTTCTTTAATAAAATCTAAGTGTTTATATGCTTCATCTAGTGCTGGGTATTTACTACGCAGTTTCTTAGTTTCTTCTTCCTCTTGCATTTTCTTTGTAACCCAAGCGCCAATAACATTTATATCATATGCAC